CATCAGACCACTCGAGAGTCGGTCTTTCGCGTCATCAGCATGACCAGTGGCGTGCGCCAGGTCATCGACCTCAGCGTCATCTCGCAGACCACGCTGGACGCGATTCTCCTCAAGCCAACGCCGTTGCTGAAGCGCAGTGAGCCGACCACGTACAACGCCATCCGCCACTATTGGAAACGCAAACAGCAGCCGCGACTACTGGCCGAGTGACCTATCACCCCGAAGACCCATGGCCATCTGCACTGCACACCGAACTAATGGCGAGCCCTGCCGCGCGAAAGCGATCCGCGGCGGCAAGGTGTGCGTGGTCCACGGAGGGCGTGCGCCCCAGGTGCTACGCAGGGCCGAGGAGCGCATTCAAGCGATGGTCGCGCCGGCCCTGGACCGGGTGAGGAGCACCATTGCCGATGACGACAATCCAGCGCTCGCACTCGCCGCGGCACGAGACATCCTGGACCGCGCCGGCTACAAGGCCACCGAGAAGGTCCAGCAAGATGGCAGGGTAGTCATCGAGATCGAAATGGTGGACCGCGTATCACCGTCGCAGATCCGACACGCGCTGGAGTCGCCAGTGCAATCTAACGGCGTGAAACGTGCCGCGGATTCAACTCCCTGAGATGACAATCGAGCGAGAGCTGATAGACCGCGCGGAGCAGGAACTCCGAAATCTCATCGCCGCGAGAGCTGAGAGCGCCAGCGTCGAAGAGTTGGATGCGCTGGTAAAGAAACTGGAGCATGTCACGCGAGGAGAATTCTTCGCTCGGTATGTGAAGTGCCCAATATGCGGCGGTAGGTACAGCGCTCGGGGTGGACTATCGAATCACGTGACAATGACCCATCACCGGGACCTGAGCCAGTCCGAGCGTGCTGGAGTTGAGTGGGCCGATTACTAGTGCCGCGGATTCAACTCCCTAGACCGCATCCCACTCAGCAAAAGTTGTTGGAGGAGGCGCGTCGCTACAACGTGGTCGCACTCGGCAGACGCGCCGGCAAGTCCACGCTGGCACAACACGTTCTGGTCATGCGCGCGCTCCAGGAACGCCAGCCAGTCGGCTATTTTGCGCCGACGTACAAGCTCCTGGCTGAGTTCTGGAGGGAAGTACGCAACGTCCTGCAAGTGGTCACCGTCCAGAAGTCGGAGCAGGATCACCGCGTCGAGATGATGGGCGGTGGAGTGCTGGAGTGCTGGAGTCTCGACGACCCGAATCCAGCTCGCGGACGCAAGTACGGGCTCATCGTGGTGGACGAGGCGGCGATGGTGCGGGACCTGCTCGAGATCTGGCAACTCGCACTCCGTCCAACGCTCACGGATTTATCCGGGGGTGCATGGTTCATGTCCACTCCGCGCGGGCTGAACGATTTTCACGTCCTTTACCAGCAAGGGCAAGACCCACTCCAGCGAGAATGGGCGTCCTGGCAGATGCCGACCGCGGTCAACCCGTTCATCGACGCGGACGAGCTGGTCGCGGCGAAGGCGGAGCTACCGGAGCGCGCCTGGAGCCAGGAGTACGAGGCGGCGTTTCTCCAGATCGAGGGCGGCGGCGTGTTCCGCGGAGTCGACGCGGTCTCTCGACTGAAGCCCACGCCACCCGAGCGTGGCCACCAGTACGTGATCGGTGTGGACTGGGGCCGCACCAACGACTTCACCGCGTTCTCGGTCATCGACGCGACACTGATGCAGCAGGTGGCGCTCGACAGGTTCAGTGAGATCGACTACGAGCTCCAGACCGAACGGTTGCACAAGTGGTGTGAGGTCTACCACCCGGTGCTGGTGGTGGCCGAGCACAACAGCATGGGCGGACCGCTCACCGAACGGCTCCAGACGGGGTACTCCAGACTGCTGGGCAAGGCACGCGCGGCGTTGCCGGTGTGGGCATGGGACGCGACCAACGCCAGCAAGGCGGCGCTGGTGCAGGCGCTTGGATTGGCGATCGAGCAGGGTGTGCTGAGCCTGCTGGACGACGCTGTCCAGCAGGCTGAGCTTCTGGGGTATGAGGCACAGGTGCTGCCATCGGGGATGATTCGGTACGGGGCGCCGTTCGGCCAGCACGACGACACGGTGATCGCGTTGGGACTGGCGTATCTGGGCGCTGAACGCGAGCAGTCCCCGGTGCCGGCGCGGTCGCGGTACGCGTTCGCCGCGGCAGGGCGACGATGAGCAGACCCACGCTCCCGCGGTGGCTGCAGGCTCAGGTCGACAGCACGCGCGCGCCGCAGAAGGCACCACCGCCCGATGGTGCGCTCAAGGTCCAGTCGCAGCAGATCCCGCTCGAGTTGCGCCACCACGACGCCTGGGCCTGCTGGCGCTACCAGGATGACAACGATCGCTGGAGCAAGCCACCGTACAACCCCGTTACAGGCGAGCGCGCCGAGCCCAGCGACAGCAACACCTGGCTCCCGTTTGATGTCTGTCTGGAGGCGTACCGCGCACAGCACGCGCCCACCATTGGCGGCCGTCCGTACGATGGCGTCAGCTTCGCGCTCGACATCCGCTGGGGCATCGTGGGCGTGGACCTGGACCACGTCGCCGAGCACAAACGCGACGCGGCCTGGATCATCGACCAGCTCGACAGCTACACGGAGTTGTCACCCAGCGGCGACGGCTATCGCATCTTTCTCAAGGGCAGCCTGCCTGAAGGTCGACGCCGTCGTGACTGGGTGGAGATGTACTCGCAGCGACGGTTTCTCACGGTGACGGGCCACCATCTCGACCGAACCCCAACCGTGCTGAGACCGTCCCGTTCTCTGTACACCGTCTGGCAGCGATACGTGCAGCAGGCTAGATGAGACGGAGATGAGCGCCCCGCGGCTGAGGGGATCCGGGAGCCACGTCTGACTCCGACTCAGAGTTGGGGCGAACGCACCAGGATACTGCTGACTCATAACTCCGGGATGCGGCGGATGGGGTTGTAGGGTCGACGTGTGAGTAGGCCGAGGACATGGGATCCGTGCGAGTTCTACGGAGATTACCTAACGATGTTCGGGGAGCACCTGGTAGCCGGCAAGCGACCGAGTGACCGACAAGTTGCCCAAGCGCTTGAGGTGCCGCTGGCATCAACACAACGGTTGCGGGCCATCAATGGTGCCTTCATTCAGTGGGCACTCTCGGTGGCCGACCGGGTGTATATCACCTTGCCAACACCGTGATGCGTGATCGTGCCGAGCAGCAGTCGTTGTGGCCAGACCCGAGCTTCGACGGTCGGAAGACCAGGCAGTTTCGTCAGAACATCGCCTACGGCTTCAGCCTGCAGTACAGCCGCTGGGCGTGCTCGCCGGCGCACTACCGGCAGCGGTACGAGGTCCTTGCCCGTCAGGGATTCCGTTGCGCTGAGTGTGGTGAGCCTCTCGACTCGAAGCGCTTCGATACCCACCATTGGAACTCGGACTACAGCAATTTAGGGTACGAGGAAGCAAGCGACCTGGGCGCTGTCCACCGCGCCCCGTGCCACCGTCGACTGCACGAGCGAAAGCAGGGCTGTTAGCGGCCGGCGTGCAGATGTAACACTCGAATAGTCGTTTCAGCGTTCACGCGTTACACTCGCGGGCAGCGTGTGCGAGCAGAAAAACTGCACGGCCGAGGCAGAGACGTACTGCCCACTGTGCGACCGACTGCTCTGCAAACACCATGACGAGCTGGTCGCGTACCGCGGCCACGACTGTCTGAGCGGGCCCGCGGATGGTTGATCGCTCGAAAAAGAAGCTCAAGGCACCCGAGTCCGGGTATCTGACCGACCTCCAGACCAGCCTAGCCGATCAGTACCTGCAGCAGGACAACGACATCGACCAGGTCCGCGAGCAGCGCGAGATGCGGCGCCCAGCGCTCGCCGAGGCGGACAAGGACTACGTGCTGGTCCACGTCGACCCGCGGGACCCCGACATCACCGAGGAAGCCTTCCAGCAGACCGCCATCCTGACGCTCGAGCGTCCGAAGCTGAGCATCGTCGGCGGCGAAGGCGATACCGCGCAGACAGTCGCCTCCAAGCTCGAGCACTTCACGGAAGAGACATTGTGGGAATGCGGCACCAGAGAGCCTGGCTCGGACACCATGACCCAGGTCACCGATGCCACCCTGAACGATGGCGGCGGCTGGTCAAAGATCCTGTGGCAGTCCGACCTGTGGTCCGAGCGCTACAACCTGAAGGACCCGAGCAAGAACCCGTCGTCGACTACCGCGGACTACACCGCGTACGACAAGCAGACCGAAGAGGCCAAGAAGCGTGCGGGCCCTCCGTTTGTCTGGGCGTACGTCGACCCCAGGTCCGTGTACCCGCAGCGTTCGGGTGGCAAGCTCGCCGAGGTCCTGGAAGTCAGCGAGATGCCGATGCGCTCAGCGTTTCGACGCTATCGGCTCGGGCTCGACACCGGCGGCAACATCGTCCCGGAAGAGCTGGGGCAGAGCGAGAACATCATCGAAGCGAGCAGGGACCCGCTGGCCAAGGTCACCTTCCTGGAGCACTGGGACGACACCTGGCTTTCGTATGCCATCTGCGGTCAGAACTACAACGGAGATCGGACCGGGTACATCGTCAAGCAGTTCGAGCACAAATACCCGTTTGGCGTCCCCTACGACTACGCACCGGGCTTGACCATGAACTGGTGGAGGAACCGCAAAGTCGGGTGGGGCAT